CGATTTGAGTACCTTTAGCAGACCGCGACTTACACAAATAAGTCGCCGACCTAAAGTTATCCACAGGGCAATCAGGCAGAAAAGGTCTGACCTAACAGAGATAAAGTGTATGGAGATGAGTATGAGTCCGGCGCAAAAGGAAGTGTTTTTGGTGATTGATGAGTGGTGGAAGAGGTATGGGTATAGTCCTACGATCAGGGATATAGCGTATGTGAGGGGGAAGATGGGATTGGGAAATACGATGAAGATTGTGGATAGGTTGGTCTTGTTGGGTGTGATAAAGAAGATTGATGGGTTGGGTAGGACTATCCGGCCGGTGTATATTAACTTTAGGAACCTTGAGTGATTGATTTAACGGACGATCAGATAGCTGCGTTGCCGGACGAGAAGTTTGAGGCTATACGCCGCAAGATGAATGACTACAAGATTTCCGTGGAGCGGGAGAATTGTCAGGATTCTTTTATGGCGTATGTGAAAAAGATGTGGCCGGGGTTTATTCATGGCCGGCACCATGCTGTTCTGGCTAAAAAGTTCGAGGATATTGCGTCTGGGAAGATAAAGAGGCTGGCTATATCCCTACCTCCGAGGCATACGAAGTCAGAATTTGGCTCATTTTTGTTTCCGAGCTGGTTTTTGGGGCGTTTTCCTGACAAAAAGGTGATGCAGGCGTCTAATACGGGGGAATTAGCTGTTGGATTTGGCCGGAAAGTGCGTAATTTGGTGATGAGTGACCAGTATGCGGAGGTTTTCCCTGATGTAGCGCTTCGGCAGGACAGTAAAGCGGCGGGTCGGTGGTCTACTAATAAGAATGGCGAGTATTTTGCTATTGGAGTTGGGGGAACTATGACCGGCCGGGGTGCGGATTTGGTGATTATTGACGATCCGCACACGGAACAGGAAGCTGCACTGGCTGCGCATGACCCTAGTGTTTACGATAAGTCCTATGAGTGGTACACATCTGGCCCGCGTCAGCGACTTCAGCCTAATGGGGCGATTATTATCATTGCGACGAGGTGGTCTGAGCGGGATTTGATTGGCCGGGTGATTAAAGATGCGGCCGAAAGAGGAAGAGCTGAGGAATGGGAAGTTATTGAGCTACCGGCGATCATGCCGAGTGGTAATTCCCTATGGCCTGAGTTCTGGCCGTTAGATCAACTGGAAGCGTTAAGGGAAGAGCTGTCTCCGGCTAAGTGGAGTGCTCAATATCAGCAGCAGCCTACGGGTGAAGAGGGTGCTATTGTTAAAAGGGAGTGGTGGCAAATCTGGGAACGGGAGAAGCCGCCGGTCTGTGAATTTATTATTCAGTCTTGGGACACAGCTTTTACTAAAAACGAGCGGTCGGACTTTTCTGCTTGTACGACTTGGGGTGTTTTCTACTTGGACGAGGATGAGAACAATGCAAACATTATCCTGCTTGATTCTTTCCAGAAGCGAATGGAGTTTCCTGAGCTCAAGGAAAAAGCCAAAGCCCACTATATAGACTGGCAGCCGGATGCTTGCATCATTGAAGCTAAAGCGGCCGGAGCCCCATTGGTCTTTGAAATGCGGGCCGCAGGAATACCAGTTAGCGAGTACACCCCGACCCGAGGCACGAGACAGCAGTCAAATGACAAGATTGCCCGTTTGAATTCAGTGTCGGACATGTTTAAGTCTGGAAAAGTCTGGACGCCGGACACCAGATGGGCCAGAGAAGTGATGGATCAAATGGCTGCTTTTCCTAATGCAGCTCACGATGACTTGGTTGATACAACGGTTCAGGCGTTGCTCAGGTTTAGACAAGGCGGCTTCTTGCGACTAGAATCCGATGAACGCGATGAGATCAGCGGTTTTCGCAAAAAACGTATCTACTATTAAGGATCAGATATGGCAGCTTCAGATATGGTTCAAGGCATTGGCGGTGCGCCGATGGGTCTTGACTTCTCCAATATAGAACAAGACGACTCACCTGCAATTGAGATCATGATTGAAAATCCTGATGATGTTGAGATTGGGATTGATGGAATGACCATTGACTTGATGCCTGATAGTGATATGGAAGAAGATATTCCATTTGACGCTAACTTGGCTGAGTACATGGATGATAGCGAACTGGGAAGTATTGCTTCCGAGTTGGTTGAGTTAGTTGAGGCAGATATTTCTAGTCGGCGCGACTGGGTAGATATGTATGTCAAGGGCTTGGAAGTTCTGGGGATGAAGTACGAAGAACGTACTGAGCCTTGGAGTGGGGCCTGCGGTGTATTCAGTACGTTGTTAACCGAAGCGGCCGTTAGGTTTCAGAGTGAAACTATTCTGGAGACTTTCCCTGCGGCCGGCCCAGTGAAGACGGAGATTATTGGCGCCATAACTCGTCTGAAGGAAGAAGCAGCCGAGCGTGTTCGTACTGATATGAACTACCAGCTCACTGAGGAGATGCCAGAGTACAGGCCAGAGCACGAACGTATGTTGTTCAATTTGGGCTTGGCGGGCGCGGCGTTTAAGAAAGTCTACTTTGATCCGAACCTTGACCGGCAGGTATCTTTGTTTGTCCCGGCCGAAGAGTTGATTATTCCTTACGGTGCGGCCAGTGCCCGTACAGCGGAGCGTGTGACTCATATCATGCGCAAAACCAAGAACGATATTTTAAAGCTGCAAGTTGCCGGCTTCTATCGTGAGGTTGAGCTGGGTGAGCCACAGATTTTTCATTCGGACGTTGAAAAGAAGAAAGCTGAAGAGCAAGGCTACAGTATTAACGACGACGAGCGTTACCAGATTTTTGAAATTAACGTCGAGTTGGATTTAGAGGGCTTTGAGTCCGAAGATGGTATAGCAATACCGTACATTGTTTCAGTAGATCGCGGCACAAACAAAGTGCTGTCTATTTACCGCAACTACAAAGAAGGCGACAAGCGCCGCCTAAAGAGGCAACATTACGTTGACTACTGTTATATCCCCGGTTTTGGGCCATACGGATTTGGTTATATTCACTTGATCGGTGGCTATGCACGGGCGGGTACTTCTATCATTCGCCAACTGGTAGATGCGGGTACGCTGTCTAACTTGCCCGGCGGCCTAAAAGCTCGCGGCTTACGCATTAAAGGTGATGACACTCCAATTGCTCCGGGCGAGTGGAGAGACGTAGATGTGCCGGGTGGATCGGTACGCGACAACATCATGCCCCTGCCGTACAAAGAGCCAAGCCAAGTACTGGCCGGTTTGCTAGATAAAATTACCGAAGAAGGTCGTCGTCTGGGTTCCATTGCTGATATGAACGTCAGCGACATGAGCGCCAATGCGCCTGTTGGAACTACGCTGGCTTTGCTTGAGCGCCAGCTAAAGACAATGTCCGCAGTGCAAGCTCGCGTGCATTACTCTATGAAGCAGGAATTTAAACTGCTGCGCGACATTATTCGTGACCACGCGCCAAAAGAGTACAGCTACGACCCGGAAAATGGTGATCGCCAAGTCAAGCAATCCGACTATGACATGGTTGAAGTCATACCAGTCAGTGATCCTAACTCCGCCACAATGGCTCAGCGGATCATGCAGTACCAAGCTGTGATCCAACTGGCCCAAGGTGCTCCGCAGATTTATGACCTGCCCCAGTTACACAGACAGATGATTGAAGTGTTGGGAATTAACAACGCTGACAAGCTGGTCCCAATTAAAGATGACATTAAGCCAAAAGACCCGATCAGCGAGAACATGGGTTTCTTGAATGGCGAGCCAACCAAGGCGTTTATCTTCCAAGATCACGACGCGCACATTGCAGTCCACTCGACATTCCGTCAAGACCCAATGATTGCACAGCAAATGGGCCAGAACCCACAAGCGCAATCAATGCAAGCGGCCATTCAAGCGCACATCAACGAGCACTTGGCATTTACATACCGCAAGCAAATTGAAGAGCAGATGGGTGTACCACTTCCAAAGCCGGACGAAAGATTGCCAGAAGATGTGGAAGTTCAGCTCTCGCGCCTCACGGCTCAAGCGGCTACCCAGTTGATGCAACAACATCAAGCTCAAGCTCAACAGGCTCAGGCTCAACAGCAAGCGCAAGACCCGCTGGTTCAAATGCAACAGCAAGAGTTGCAGATCAAAACGCAAGAGGCTCAGACCAAAGCGCAAAAGGTGCAAGGCGAGCTGGCTATCCGTCAACAAGAAATGCAACTCAAAGCACAAGAGTTGGCCTCACGTACAGGCGAAAGCCCGGAGATGATGGCCGCTCGTGCTCAGCAAGAAATGCAAATGTCAGAGCAAGAACATGCTTTGAAGATGCAACAGGCAGTACAAGACCATCAGCAGAAGATGCAATTTGAGCAGCAGCGTGACGCTCTCAGATTGCAGCAACAAATGATGAAATCACAAAACAAACCGATTGCTTAAACATCGGATCGTAAAGGAGAAAAATGGACGATCAAGTGCTCGATCTTCTCAGGAAGAAAATTGAGGAAGAGCGTAAGGCTGTTGTAGAGAGTCTGGTGGACGGTATAGCAAAAGACTATGCCGAATACCAACACCTGTGCGGGGTTATCCGGGGTCTGTTGACCGCACAGCGCGAAATTAACGACCTCTTGCGTAAATTGAAAGACTCTGACGATGACTGAATTTGATGTTCAAGCAGTAGACCTGTCTGGCATCCTCAACAAATCTGTTGATGATAAAGCCAAGCAAGTCCCTGATCCTGTTACCTATCACCTCCTGTGCGCCTTACCGGAAGTGGATGAGGAATACGAGAGCGGTATTTTAAAAGCCGGTCAAACCATGCACTTTGAAGAGGTGCTGTCGCCAGTCCTATTCGTAATGAAAATGGGGCCGGATGCATATAGAGATGAAAAACGCTTCCCAAGTGGCCCAAGCTGCGCGGTAGGTGACTTTGTGTTGGTTCGCCCCAATTCGGGAACCCGCATAAAAATTCATGGCCGTGAATTCCGCGTCATCAATGATGATTCAGTGGAAGCCGTCGTCCAAGACCCTCGCGGCATTAGCCGCGCAAGTTAAGGAGTAACGTATGGCAGAAATTGAAAAAACGGAATTTTCTTTTCCCGATGAAGAAAAAGAGAACCCTCGCAAGGGCGGTGCAGTTGTAGACATTGAAGAAACCGAGATTGAGATTGT